TTACTTGGTGCGTCATCCATATTGAATTTTGTAAGACCATGAAAAGAACCTTTAGAACCTCCACCACCTACAACTCCTGATATATCGTATGTATCACAACCAAAACTTCCTATATGTGCATTACCTGGATATTTCTTTCCATTCTTTAATTCTATTCTATTACGCATCTCAGGTTTAGGAATCCATGATACTTTAAATTCACCATCTTTACTTGGTGTCCATATAACTTCTGTATCTTTAACACCATTTCTCCAAGAGAATTTACCTGTTGTAATAATCCTATTATGCTCAAGACCATCATTATAATCTACTTGTTCATATATCTTTGAAAGGTCAAACAAACTATTTTTAGCTTCATCACGAAATGCGTGTCCTTCTGTTCTTGGGTTTTGTCTATAAAACTCATTTAAAGCATCAGAATCTTTTCTTAAACTCTCTATTTTATTCTCAAAGAAATCTAATACACCATCGTATACCCAAGTTCCTTGAATGTCTTTTACTGGTTTATCTCCAGCTCTAAACATAGGGAAGCCATACAAATCTATATACCCCTCATAATTCCATTCCATAGGAATAAATAAAGCATATAGTCCACTTGTTGTTTGTCCATTCTTATCTCTATTTTTTACATCACTATCGTAATATAATTTTTTAAAGTTCCCACCACCATTTTCTTGAGAGTTACAAGTACTTCCCATCATACACTTACCTATAAGTTTTCTTCCAACTCTTAAACAAGTTTGTGTAACCCTCCAGTTATTTTGTATGTTTAATGGGTTTGTCCATTTACCACTCTCATCATGCACAAGTAATTTTAACTTTTCCCCATCATAACTATTGTCTCCTGTGTTCTTCCAATCAATAGAAGTATCTAAACCCTCCATTTCATCTTGAGCATCAGACATATTATTCTTGGTTATTTTAGATGCAGGAACACGATACGATAACTCTGTCTTAGGTTTATCCATACCATCCATAATAGGTTTAAAAAAGAAAGGATAATTACTTGAGATAGGAACTACTTTATCTGTAAACATTTTTTTAGCATCACCTCCTGTTTTAGAAAGAATACCAAGTCTACTATCTTTAGATATTGTTGCGATATTAACAAGCTCTGAACTACCCATAAAAGAAAAACCTGAACGTCTATTTTTTAAATAACACATTCCAAAACTTCTAGTGTCAGCCTTACATGCCTCCCAAAATATCCAAAATATTCTATTACTTTCTCTAAATTCAGGGAGACCAATATCTATTTTAGTCCATTGAAGATACATATAGTGGCTTCCTGTTATGTAAGATGGTTTTCCGTTATTCATAAAGAATGTTCCTTCATCTCTTTTATTAAACTCTTCTTCTATATAATCTACCCATTTACTTTTAAAATCTTTAGGCATATCATTCCATTGAAAAATAGTTTTTATTTTAGAGAGTTCTTTAGGATATTCATCGGCCTCCCAATATTGTTCCTCAGGTTTCTTGTCCCTAATTTTCACTTTATTTGGGACAGAAGGTAATGCTATTTTTAATCCTTGTATTTCATATACTTCTCCAATAGTACCATCTTTAGAAATAACTACTATATCATACTCTGGATTGTATCCATATACCCATCCATTTTTTTTATTAATTTTATCTACTTCTTTTTTTGGTATATAATCTAACAGTATGGAATAAATACTACTTTCCTTTGCTTCGTCTTTCTGCAAAGCTTTCAAACTTTGATTCATCTTTAGTAGTATTAGGGTTTTCTTCAAGTATATCTTGTTCTCTTTGTATTTTTTCTAAAATATAAAAAGCATCATCAAGAGCTTGTTTTTTTGCAAGTACAGCATTACGCATTTTATCAGCAGTAATATCTACATCATCATCAGATATGATTTCATCAGCAAGAACTTTTATTAACTCTGTAACTGATTTATAAGCAGCTTGAATAATCTGCTCTTTTAATTCTTTGTGGTTATACATTTAATTTAATTTTAAAAAGCAAAGGTATAAAAAAATGCCCTCTGATTTAGAAGGCATTTAATTTAGCAATTTTTACATCCACCACTTCCACTAGGACCTTTTCCAGAACCTCCTGATAAATCTCTAGATTTGTCTCTATTTTTTCTAGCAACTTCTTTAGATGATTTAGAAGATCTATCTTTCCACTCAGACATTGTTTCTCCTGCTTGTTTGTACTTATCGTAACTTTGTTTAGTTACCTCATCTTTTCTTTTTTGTTGCCAAGTTCTTTGATCACCTTTAACTATCATTTTAGCAGGTTCAAACTGTGGATTTGTTTTAACAACACCAGCGGTTTTCATAGGTATCATAGTAGTTATTTCTCTCTCTCCTTTTGAACTAGAAACACGACTTGAAGAAGTAGGTTTTTTAGTTGAAACAACTTTAGAAGTAGTTTTTACATCTGGTTTAGAATTAGATGATTTATCTTCATTATTCCACTTTGTTATATAAGTAGTACTACCATTAGGATTTTTAACCTCAGTTTTTGTTACATTGTTTTTTGTAGGGTCTATCTTTGGTTCTTCTTTTGAAGAAACTTTATCTCCACTTTTATCAAAATTACTCATAATAGATTTTAATTTATCTATATCAGCATTTTTAAATCCTATTGAGTTATAATCTTCTGCCATAATTTTATTTTTTACAAAAGTAATGTTTTTAATTCAATTTTAAAACAATATCACTATCAGACATTCTATATAATTTTTCATCATCTATCTCAAATTCATATTCACTATTCTTTTTGAATGCAATCATATCTCCTTTTTTAAAGCCAATAGAAAGTAGTTTTTCATTTGCGTATACTAACTCTCCAATATGCTTCTCTTCTTTCTCTAAATCGTATAGTATACCTTCTTGAGTATTATCTATTGGTTTTACAAAACAATAATTAAGATGTGATATCCAATCATTACCATTTACATTTCTTGAGAGATATATTCTTTCAGGACTAACTATATAAACTCCATCTCTAAAAAACTCTGGAGAAGTAGTTGGTCTACCCCTCATATCAAAATAAATTCTAAAAATATTATGGTGTAATACAACTATGTCTCCAACACAAATATCCCCACTGTAATGTATAGGTAGTGATTCTACAATACCAAGTCTATTAACATATTTAGCAAGTTCTAATGAAGTGTTTATGGTGAATTCTACACCACCTATATTCTTGGTATTATTATATTTACTCCCATAAGGAGATATTATAAAATTGTATGGACTCTTCATTAATAGTTAATGTTAAATTCAACAAGAATAGGTAGATTTTTGTTTGGACTTTTCCATACAGATAACTCTTTATTTTTATTCTCTATCCATACATAGTAATCATTACCATTATCAATAATAGCATGTATTGTATTAGACCCTCCTAATACTTCTTGTCCAACTATGTAGTGCATTGAGTTCTTGTAATCAAGACCAATAGTTATTTTTCTAATTTCTAATTTCATTTTTATTAAATTATATTCTTTTGGCAAAAATACAAAAAAGTGCCGAACATATATTCAAGCACTTTTTATATCTTATATTGCGATATGCGTTATTAATTATAAACTCTAATTTCTATAGGAGTATTTGTTAAAAGCGAGTCTACTTGAGTTGATGAACTATCTTTAGTAACTACATCCATTTCATTATTACCTGATCTTCTAATTTTAATGTTTCCACTACTTACATCTATATTATCTGATATTGAAAAATAAGTTTTATCTTCTATAAAAAGTCCGTTGCAAGTTGTGTAATAAAAACCAGTTCCATCATAAAACCAATTAATATTACCAAGAGTATTTTCTAATACAGTTACTATTGGAGCTGCTGTATTGTAGCTTAAATAAACATTAATTCCCCAACTAGCAGGTGTTGTTCCTGTTGCAACAAAATAAGTTCCAAAATTATTACTTTCAGCACCTACATTTGTAAAGTCGTGATTAGCTCCTCCTCCATCATCTGAAATTTGATAAGTAACTCCAACAGTTAAATTTCCTGTCCATATATTTGTAGGATTATTACTACCTCTTTGTGTTAATAAAGCTGTGTATATTTTATATGGTGTAGGTGTTACACCAAAAAAATTAGCAATACTTTCTAAAGTATAAACTTTTGTTTTAGATGAATCATTATCATCTACACCTATTAATTTATCACTAAGTGATAGTAAATTGTCTTGTAAGTAATTTTGTATTTTCATAGTTTTTATTATTTATTTTTTAAATATTATAAGATGCTATTTGTCCGCCTACTGTTGCTACTGTTGCAGCATTTTGTAATCTGTCGCCAATACTATCGGCAGTAAATCCACTTGCAATTAGATAGTTCCAAAATTGTGCTGGAGTCATTAATAATGTCCCTGTTGTATTATCAACTAAAACCCCACTTAATACGT